CAGTTAAATTGTTATGATTGTGTATTTTACCCCGCCATACGGCGTGGAAAAATACATGGATAATGTTAAGTTAAGATAATAAAACCGCTTTTAGCCACTACTAATTATTTATACGACTTGATTTTTAGTATGGTTTATGATATGATTGTATATTAATGGAGGGGATATAGTGACTCATATTGCGATTGTAGATGATGAACGTGAGCAAATTTCTCAAATTAAAGAGATCGTTGAAGAGTTTTTTCAAATCAAAAATATTGAATTCAAAATACACGAATTTATTAGTGGAGAGGATTTGCTTCGTTGTGAATCTACATTTGACTTGGTGTTTTTGGACATACATATGAATGGCATAGATGGGATAAAAACAGCACAAAAACTTAGAACTCAAAATAGACGAGCTGCGTTATTGTACGTTACAAATTATGTGCAGGAAATGTCAAGATCATTTTCAGTTCACCCATTTGCGTTTGTCGAAAAGCCGATAAATAAAGAAAAAATTAATATAAACCTGCAAGATTATTTAGATTACGCATCGGTATCATTTACAAAGAAAATGTTAACATTCAAAGGCGAGCATGGGAATTTGATAGTATTTGCGCAAGATATTATATATTTGGAGTATATAGGCAATCGAAAAATTAAGATGATGATTGATGATAATGAAAAAATGATTTATGGAAGTATGAAACAATTCATTCAAGTTCTGGAACCGTATGATTTTATACAGACACATGAAAGTTTTATTATAAATGAAGCGAAAATTCGAGCAGTGCATCCTTATCATATCATTATGAGCAATTATTTTGAAATACCAATTGCACAGAAAAAACGAAAGCAGATCGTGGAACAAGTCAGTTCCTATCTGCATCGTCAGTTAAAGGAAGGATTATAAATGCAATTGGTTTTGGATATTATATTAAATTTAGTGATAATGTTATCTGGATTTCTTGTTTTAGGGAAAATATACGATAAGCAGGAAGAGGTTTTACGCTTTAAGATTATAGCTATTCTTTTATTAACTATCGGTCAGGCTTTTGTTAATTACTTTGAAAATCCTTATCTTAATTGTATTACAATGCTTATAGTTCTTATGATGATGACAATTTTAATTTTTTGTTGTAAAGGTATGGGATTTGTAGTATATGATATATTTATATTCTTTGGCTATTTTATTGCAGATTTTATTTCTAATGTAATTATTTCCCTTGCAACTAAAAATAATGTTTTTGATGTTATACATCGCAGCGATTTACTTCTTTCCAGATATTTGCTGGATATGATTTTAATTTTTATGCTATGTAATTCTGTTTCGATTTTTCTTAAGAAAAATAAAAATGATATTATTTATTGGTATGAAGTGACTTTCTACATTCTCCTTACTTTATTTGAATCAAGCAGCGCTGCCTATATAGCATATCATATTCAACAGTTTTCATCTGGTATTTTTTTAATTTACTTTCTTATTGCTTGTTTTATTTTGGATATATATATTGTATTTGTTTTTCATCGACTTGCCGAAAGCAGACAAATTGAGAAAGAGTATTTATTAATACAGCAGCAATCAAGTATTCAATTAGAAGTTTATCAGGAACTCTCCAAAAAATATGAGAATTCAGTTCGTATTGCGCATGATGCCAAAAAACATGTTAAATCTTTGGAAGATTTAATTAAAAGTGAGATTGCATCAGATTACCGTGATTCGCTTTTTCAGGATCTTAATAAGCTATATCCAGATTTTCAGCATAGTAATAAAATGCTTATGGTTATAATTAATCATGAACTTTTTAAAGCGGAACAATCTAAAATTCGTTTGGAATTACATATTGAAGAAGTTTCTTTGCAATTTATATCAGATATGGATTTAACGACTATATTTGTGAATATATTAGATAATGCGGTTGACGCTTGTCGGACGTTGAATGAATGCAGGAGAATAATACAATTGTATGTTGAGCAAAGAATAGGCTTTATCATAATTCATATTTCAAATCCATATGAAACACTTAATTTGACGTCTGATAAAAAATTTAAATCTACTAAATATGGTCATGCAGGCATAGGTTTATCTAACGTTAAACAGACTGTAGAAAAGTATAATGGGGTATTTAGTATTGAAACAGATGTTGCTTGCCACGCAAAATACAAAAAAGTGACAAGCAAAATACAAAAAAATCTACTTTGAGTAAAAAAAGAGCCTCTTGACGAAGAATCAAGAGGCTTAATTTATGCAATAGTAAAAATATCAGAAATTTCACAGTCGAGGGCTTCACAGATATCCTCCAGAAGCTTCAGTTTTATGCTCTCGACATTGTTATTGCACCAGTCGCAAACGGTTGAAGGACGTGCATTTATCAGGTCGCAAAGCTCTTTCTGAGACAAATTATGCTCTTTTAAAATACTCTTTAAATGGCATTTAATCATTGTTTTCCTCCGTGTATCGATTTTACAATTAAAATAACACATATTGTTATTTTCGCTCTAAAAAAAATACATCAATAGTTCGTGATTATCAGTTCCTTGTATTCGCCACGACTGAGATTGTTTTGCCTTGAAACCGCTGTAATATTGAAATCTTTATACAGTTCACGGATATAATCGTCGTCATTGTATGATAAAACAAATTTACCTTTGATTGCCTGTAAACAGACATTTAAACGCTCGTGGTCGGAATCTTTAAATTCAGCGTCGTAATATTTCTCTGATTTATGATAGGGCGGATCACAGTAAAACAACGCTCCCGGACGGTCGTAAACCTTGATAAGATTTTCAAAATCCTTATGCTCAATAACTACTCCTGCGCCTGTTTTCAGACGTTTTTCAATTTCCAAAAGATAGTCCGGAGAGATATTCTTTTTATTGCAGCCGTAAGTACGACCATCAGCTCCATAGCTGATTTTTATCTGGATATAAAACATCGCCGCCCTCTGAATATCGGTAAATCCACGCATATTGATCTGACTGCGGATATCCTCGAAAACTTCACGGGAATTAATGTAGCCTGATATTTCACGCTGAAGCTCTTCCCTGTGAAACCTGATACAGCGGAACAAATTGACTAACTGACTGTTTGCATCGTTGTAAACTTCGAGCGGAGCGTGTTTTTCTTTTGCGAACAACACCGAACCGCCACCGCCGAAAACCTCAATATAACGGTCGATTTTCTCGGGGAACATGGCAATAATTTTGTTGGCAAGCAGACTTTTTCCGCCTATCCAAGGGATAAATGATCTCATAAATTTTACTCCTTTTTAAAAGTATAAAATGAACTGCCCTCCTGCAAAAAACAGGAGGGCAAAATATTACTTCTCCGTCAGCGTACCTGAATAAGTCACGCCGTCAAAAGTAAGCGTAACGGATTTGGTGCGTTTAGCCGGAGCAGTATTACCGTAAACGTCCGATTTAGTGAGCTTGTAGTGGCTGTAGAAATCGTCAGTAACGCTGTAGGCAGTAGTGACCGTTTCGTCGCCGAACCATTTAAGCGAAGTACGGACATCGACATGAGTTGCGGTATAAGTACTGTCGATATTGGCAATACCTCCGAAGCCGATATCCTGAGCGGCACAGCAGACGATCTTAGACGAAATTTTTTTGCCCGATTTATCGTAACAGACAATGTCCGCCGCCGTTCCCTTCGTATGCTGACCATAGCCGTTACCGCCGACATTTTTGTCATGATTGAAACAGCGATAACCTGAATTCACAATAATTTTCGAGCAATTCAGAGCCTTGAAAAGCTGTTCAAGCTTCTCCACAAGAGCTGTGTCGAGCGTTGTATCATGAGTTCCACCGCATTTGCAGCGGAATTCACTGACGTTGAAATGCTCCGCAAGCTGAGTTTTATCAGTTGATTTAAATGTCTTTATCATTTTTATCCTCCTTAGAATTTTTTTGATGCTGCGTTCCGAAATAGAACGCAATAACGGTAGTAAAGACGGTCAGGAACTGATCAGACGAGACTGCTCCCTTTGCCGAAAGACAGGCAAAAACAATCGTCATAACCAGTGTCACTATCGACTTCACATCGATAAGTTTAGCGAGCTTGTTTTTCATTATGTTCCTCCTGTTTCCAGAGCTGTTATACGTGATTCAAGAGCTGAAATCCGCTCTGCAAGGTCTGCAACGTTAACTCCTGTTGCTGCATTATTGACGTATATATTGCCATTCCAATCGATAGCAAAAGCGTTGGAGCGTTCTACATCAGACGTTCCGTTGCCTATAATGAAGGCGTATTTATTATTAGAATCTTCAATGTTATATTTTCCTTGAGTGTGTTGATTTTTACCAGAAGCAATTGTATTATATCCTTCGGCATGAGAATAGTCTCCATAAGCTTTACTGTCGTAACCTTCTGTATGAGAACCAATTCCTGCTGCTGATGTATCATGACCTTCCGCATGAGCGTAATTTCCTGATGCCACGCTATAATATCCTTCAGCATGGGCGTTCAGTACTGCTATCATCTCATTCCCATGTTGATGAGCTATATAACTTCGTACTCCTGTATTACTTCCTTCTGCGTGAGAACCTTCACCATAAGCAATTGTATTGTAACCTTCAGCATGAGCACCAATGCCATACGCTTTTGTTCCACACCCCTCTGCATGAGCACCATGATTATAAAAAGAATCACTACTTCCAGCTATAGTTCCCACACCCTCTGCGTGTGTTCCTAATCCAGCAGCCTGTGGAGCATCCATAGTGGGACCGGGATTACTCGAAGTACTTATTGCATTACATCCTTCCGCATGAGAACCCCTTCCTGATGCTATAGTTCCAATTCCTTCTGCGTGAGAGCCTTCGCCAGAAGCGGTTGTAGGATGATTAATTGGTTGTCCGTTCTCTACTGTAACATAATTAGTTCCTTCTGCGTGAGAATAGCTACCAGACGCTGTACTATAATAGCCTTCGGCATGAGAACCAAAGCTGCTTGCTATAGTACCAGATCCCTCTGAGTGAGAGTTAAAACCTTCCGCTTTTGTACATCCTCCTTCTGCGTGAGAACCAACTCCGGAAGCAACTGTTGCCCCGCTGAAAAATTGTCCGCTATATACCATACCTTCTGCATGAGAAGCGAAACCTGAAGCTATACTACGGTCTCCTTCTGAATGAGCATAGCTCTCGGAAGCAGTAGTTCCGCAACCTTCCGCATGAGAAGCCTTTCCGGAAGCAACAGTATATTTTGTTGTAACGGAGCTTCCAGAACCGGTTATACAGTACGTTCCTTCTGCATGAGAAGCATCGCCACTTGCAATGGTTACTTGTCCTTCTGCATGAGAAGCGGTTCCACTTGCAGTGGTACGATCTCCTTCTGAATGAGTATAAGGTGCAAAAGCGATCGTACCTCCGCCTTCTGCGTGTGAAGCTGTTCCACTTGCAGTGGTTGATGTTCCTTCTGCATGAGCGTATTGACCGTCGTTTGAATTTTCTGATTCTGTACCGGCTATTGTGCCTGCTCCTTCTGCATGCGTATAATCACTAATAGCCTTGCATCCGGCACCTTCTGCATGAGCATAAGTTCCTGACACAGTATGTCCACCACCTTCTGCGTGAGACATATCTCCCGATACAGTGTTACCACATCCCTCTGCGTGCGCCCCGGAACCCGATGCCTTATTTCCACCAGAACCCTCTACATGAGAAGCGAATCCTGATGCCGTATTTCCTACTCCTTCGGCGTGAGACTTCGCCCCTGTCGCTGTGCTGCCACCATTATTGAAAACTTCTGCGCCGTTTTCGCCAACCACTTTACCGGCTATCTTCAAATCATTCACGGAATCAAGATCTCCTGCAATGTTAACGGAATTGATTGATGCCACAACAGAATTTTCCTCAAGTTTTTTTATTTTACTGTTGTTTGCCATTGATAAAAGTAAAGCTAAATCATCATGAACCATTTTCAACACCCTCCTTTGTTTCAGCGGTAATGTTTTCACCGTTATACCATTTGCCGTCGCTTCCGAGGACGTACAGTTCTCCAGTCGTGATGACGTATGCAATGCTTCCCATACACAGCGTGTAGCCGTCAATTCCGTTTGTTTCGGGAAGATCGGATACTTCGTCAACGAAGATCTCCGCAGTAACTCTGCTCCTGTTATCAACCGTTTTAGCATATGACTGATAGTCCAGTTTTCTTATCACAATCATTATTTTCCCTCCTGAATCTTCATGGCAAAAATGCCGTTGGACAGGTATTTTGTACCGTTTATATCGTAAACTGCCTCGCCCGTGTACTGCGTGAACGGAGTGTAGAACACGTCCGGAGTGTAGCTTGCTTCCTGACCGCAAACAACAAACGGACACATTGAAGTTAATGCCGTTATATTGGCTGTTTTGGGAATCGACAATCTGCCAAGCGGCTGACTGTCCGGGTTATACACTCCCATATTGTATACAGAGCCGGATTCAGTCATTATCGTTCTTTCCGCAACGATCGTGGTATTGCCGGAATTATCCTTGGCAACGGCAATTCTCGGTTCAGTAAAGCTGCCGCCGCTGCTACGAAATGATATCATAAGTCCGCCGCCCAGCTTATAGCCATAGCCGTAGGTCATAGCGATACTGCTTTCGATCTTAGTTGATTCGCCGACTTTGTTTTTTACCAATATACCGCCGTTTGATTTTGTTACATCTTCATAAAATGCAAGAAAATCAATTCCGCCTGTTTTGCATATAACCTTATTCTTTCCATCGCTTGAATCGAGCGTTATCTCGTCAAAATACACTCCGAGCGCATTTGATTTCAGCCACTTGCAAAGCGTCTCGATACTGCCGTTTAAAGCCGTTTTTTCTATACTCATTGTCTATTCCTCCTTTACTGCGCTCCCGACTTTTCCTATAGCTCCGTCCGCAATAAGAAAAGCCTCCGCAGGAACGGTTTTTTCAGATTTTTCATTGATCAAAGTTCCGACAGAAAAGCGGAATTTCTTCTCCTCGTTGACGTTGAATTTCATTTTTATACTCACACTTCCACCTCCTGAGCAGCCAACGTCATCAACTTAAGGAATTCTATCCCTTATCCCTTTTGCTGAAGGGAAATTAAATTCTTTGGGCATTCATGCCCTTATCTATCTTAATCCCCTTCACGGGATTAAGATAGATTAATACTGGGTTTCCAAAGGGTTGAATAACCCTTTGGCAGGGGG